GTATGTAATGCTGGCCCTTCGACACCTCCAGTGGTGACTCGTCCTTGCTGCCCATGCGCATCAGATACTTCAGTGCGCCGCCTCGGTAGTAGCCAATGCGCTGGTCACGGGGCCATGTGTCCACGACATCCCACGGTTGCACACCCATCGCCTTGTAGTGGTCGCCCCCCACTTGTCGAGCGTTGGCGCGGTGTGAATCAACCCAGCCCTTCTCCACAACAACTTGTGGCTCGTCAATCTGTGGGCCGAGCATCTCCGTAGCGTTGCGCTCTTGGTACTCGTGCATCGCTTGCTTGCGCAGTGTGTATACAGCGGGCAGCGCCATGCTGAACTTCGCAGATACAACCTTGGGTGTAGCCAGCGGGTGCTTGAGGAAGTGGTTGATGACTTGCTGCTTCTTGGTGATCTTACTCATGGTCTTTCCTTTGGTTTAATTACACGTACAACTTGTTCTAGTGTGGCAAAGCGATGCCCGTTGGCGCACTCATACCTACGGTACGTTATGTTGTGCGGGCGGCTACGGGTTTCCTTAACCAGCACCCATGTGTTGCACACTGGGCACTTCATAAGAACACCCCGAACTTCTGTCGAAGCGCCTTGCTATGTTCGCGGCATATCTCGTTCACGGCTTCGACTGTGCCCTCTACTGTAGGTTGCTTGCGTGGATTGAGGAACGTAATCTCAGCGGTCTTCACGAATCCGGTAAGTAGTTCCGGTGGGAACTGGTTGTCTTTGATACAAGTGTACAGCAGCGTAACCCATCTGTCATGCTCCCATTGAGGTGCATCCCATCGTTGTTTACCCTTACGTTCTGCTGTAACTTGTTCACAGATAGTTTGTAGCACTCCGAGCTTGGCCCGCACCTTGATACCGTACTTAAAACGGCGCAAGGCACGGAGCCACTCTCGACGTTTGTCATCGTCGATACGGGGCATATCAGAGTCCGAACTTAGCAGCAGTACTCATGGCAGTAAGTTTGCCGATGTCCACGTCCAGTACCACCTCGTTCTTGGTACGCTTCTTGATCTCACGGTGCTTGTCCTTCACATCCTCGGGGATCAAGTCCCACAGTGGAGGCCATGCCTTGAGTGCCGGAGCCAGTGTGCTGTAGGTGTTGCAGATTTTGTGTACCATCTGGATAAATTCTGCCTGTCGTTGACGGGCTGCGGCAACACGCTGGTTGTACGCCACAACCTCTGTGTAGAACTCACTCCATACATGCTCATCCGTGAGGACGATGCCATCGCTGTAGCTGCGATCCTTTTTAGCGATTTTCGTAGTGACGAACTCGTTGGGCCAAGGCACAGCGGGAGAAAAGTTAAACCGCATGTTACATCTGGCATCGCCCACTTGTTCGATGTCCATCCGATCCACAGTCTTCAACCATCCAGCAGGAACTTGCGAGATGATTGGCTTGACTTCGAGGAACAGGGTGTCGTAGATGCGCTGACCCCATGCGTTGTCGGGCTTGGTTTCCTCGGCCTTGGTGATGGCAGGTGCCATCTTGTCATGAGCAATCTTGCCGATGCGGTCGATGAGTTCTTTGCTGAAACGTACTGTAGCCATGTGGTTCTCCTTATTGAATGGGGTGTGTTTGAACGGACGTGCTTGACATGATGTGGTCAAGCTGCACTGCGACATGCAGGCAGTACTCCTGCTGGGTTAGCGTCGAGTCCTTGCCAGCCATTGCTAGCATGGTGATCAGAGCGTTGACAATGACACTGAATTCGTCGCCACCGTCACGCATCGTGTCGTTGATCTTCGTGACCACAGCCATGACACGGTTGTGGTACTGGTCTTCGTTGGTTACGGTGTCCATCAGTTCATCTCCACAATCTCACCGAAGGGTGCAGTGCCCGGATCGGTCGTGACCCACAGCACTGGTGCATCGGGCTGATCACCGAAGCTGTTGCAGCACAGGTCAGTGAGGAACACAACGGCAACGGGGTTGATCCCGAGTTCGATGATCTTGGTAAAGACTGGAGCGAAGTCAGTACCTCCACCGCCGTGGGGCTTGATGTCGAGGTCATCGTGCTGCTCGTAGCTCTCCACATGGCTGACCTCACTGTCGAAGTACAGCACGTGGATACGCTCTGGCATCAGGTCTTCCTTGACCCGCTTGATCTCGGAAGCGAACTGGTTGACAGTCTTCTGGTCGATGGAGCCAGAGCAGTCCACAGCGAAGCACACCTCACCCATCTGCTCACCGCTGACACTGGGTAAGTACAGTCCTTGTGCAATGAAGCGACGATTGAACCGGGAGAAGGATCGCTGGTCAGTCCGTGCTTTCACGAGGAACTTCTGCATCACCTCACGCCAGTCCACCTTGGGTTGCAGCACCTCATCCACAAGACGTTGCATGTTGGCTGACATCTTGCCCATCATCTTCGCTGCTTGCGCAGCTTGGGCCACCTTCACCTTCCACTCAGCTTGCTGCTGCTGTTGCTCGGCAGGGCTACCGTCACCGTCTTCACAGTCGTCCAGTGCATTGCCCGGATCACCGGGGCCAGAGCCATCGTCAGGCATGTCTGGCAAGATGTTGTAGATGCCCTCACTGGTGCCGTGTCCAGCGTTGTAGATGTTGGGATCAAGCAGGCCAACCTTGGGCATCCGACCGATACTCTCATCGGTCAACAGCTTGTTGATCACGTAGTCAGCAGCGACGTTCCACTTCTTGTGCTGTCTGTCACCACGTCGGAAGTTGTGCTCCAGCATGGGATGGAAGCACTCGTGAGCAACGAGAAACTTGACCTCCTCATCGGTCAGGCTGTCCACGAACTCGGGGTTGAACTTGATCCGCTTGCCGTTGGTGGCAGCGGTCTTGATGCTCTCGTCGAACTCGAAGGGCATACTCAGGGCAATGGTGCCCACGAAGGGATGCTCCAGAATCAGAGCAGTCTTCGCCTTAGCCAACTTGGTAGTCAGCTTCTTCATGTCAATGGTTGCAGTTGTCATTTCACACTCCTTGGTTTGCGTTTCTTGGGTACGTTGCGCCATGAACTACCCAGTCGCTGTCGTAGCAGCAACAGAACAGGCCCAGCGATGTCATCGTATACGCCGGGATCGGTCTTCAGGATCACTTGGATCAGGTCATACGCTGCTTGTATGGCAGTGCCATCAGCGTCAAAGATGTCCTCCTTGTTCATGTATTTTTCTCCCTCAGTGCCATCATCGTGGCAATTACCACTCCATACACACCGTCCCGCAGTCTTGGATCAGTGATGGTGATGTTGCTGTCGATGATTGCATCCATCTCGGCCATCTCTAGCTCGATGAACTCCTTGGATGCGGTAATCCCAAACACATGTCCACATCCCACACACCGCAGTGTGGTGCGATTGTTCAGCTTGCCGTGGCGATACCGCAGTACCTCAAACGAGGTGCGCTCAGTGCATTGCGGACAGTGCATCTTCTCGATAGTGATCTGCATCACAGTGCTCCCATGAAGGCACCCATCTTGTCCATGATGGCCTTCGCTTCAGCGGCAGTGTCACGCCGCAGGTCGGGGTCGTTACGCAGTGCCTCGGGGTGCTTGATCAGTGATGCCTCAACCTGTTGGCGCATGGCTTCCAAGTTGGGGTCATCACTGAAGTTCAACCTCGGCAGCAGGGCACAGATTTCACGGGTGTTCTCCAGCATGGAGTCACGGAAGATCGCCTTGGGATCGGCCAGCTTCTCAGCCATGTGCTTGACACGTTCGTACAGTCTGTTCCATACATCCTTCAGCGCGGCCTGCTCTGCCTCCTTCACACGTCTCTCAACGTCTTGCTGGATGCGGGACAGTTCCTCACTGCCGATGCTCACTCGGAAGTCACTGCTCGGCACCGGGAACACAGCCATGTCCATGTGGAACTTGTGCCGCAACTCAAGCACTGGTGGGTAGTCCGAGTGGTCGTAGAGACTACCAAGAATCCGTTGAGCGTCAAGTTTGAGGCTGTCGTAGTTGTCGATGAAGTCCTGCACCAGTCTGTCCCACTCGCCTCGTTCCTTGCGGAAGTCGGACATGAAGGACAGGTAGTTGGCAGTGGGCAGCATCATGGTGCCGTCCATACCCCACGGCAGGGTGTTGTCGTAGTACTTGGTGCGGATGTGGGTTGTCTTCTTGTGGATGTTCTCCAGCAGGTCAGACATGGGCAGCAGTGCCTTGTTGAAGCGGCCAGCAGCAGCGGTCGTGCCGTGGTTGCTGATCACTTCCTTGGTTGCCTTCTTGTCATACTTGCGGGCTGTCCACTGGGACACGTTCAGTTGCACCAACAGTGCGCGGTCATTGAGATTCATAGCTTGATTCCTCTAAAGATGTTGATGGAAGGGTGTGAGTTCAGTTCACACCCTTGGGGGATGCTCAGAACAGCACGTCTTGGTGGTTGATAGACCACTTGGTGAAGGCTTGGGTGTTAGCCAAGTCAGGGTTACGCCGTGCTGCATAGCTGACGGTCAGTACACTGAACTCTTGGGGCATACGTTCGCTGTACTGGCAGACCCTCTCGAAGTTGGACTCGGTAGCACGTTGGGCCAGAGCACCAGACAGGGCATATAGAGTCGCTGGGTCTTTGGGAACGTCAGCAGTCTGAGGGTTGAGCAAGATAGCGTCAGGGTTGGGCAGCTTGCGGAAGATACGTACAAACCCTACGAACTCGGCAGCAGCACCCTCACCCACAGCACCCTTGAAGCACTCGAACTCAGCCTCGGAAGGCACAGTGCCCAGCACATCGGACACACCGTCCACCCATGCTCTGGGAGTGGCGTTCTGGTCACGCTGAGGATCGAAGTCATGCAACAGACCGGGACGGAAGCGGATGAAGCTGATCACCTCGGGCTTGACACCGTGGTTGATGGCCCATGAAGTCCAGTCGTCAAGGTGTGTCTCCAACTCCAGCACTGTCTCACGGTTACGGAGGTGACTCAGCACCCGGTTGGCACCAGCCCTGTCGGACTGTCTGTTGCCAGTGGACACCACCTGCCATCCATCGGGCATCGGTACACCATGCAGTGTCCGGGCTTGGCAGATGTTGGCAAGCACCTTTTGCAGATCAGGGCCAGCTTGGTTGCGGTCATCGAACAGCAGGATGCCAGCCTCGGGAGCCTTGCCTTTCACT